GTCGCCCGAACACGCGCGCCAATTGCGTCGAACTATAGAGTTCAGCCGCGACAGCCAAAGATCTCAATGAACGGAAAAGATACCGTCATCGAAGGTCATGAGCTGATCGCCACCATCTCTGGTTCGACCGCATTCGCGTCAACTCGATACCGAATCAATCCCGGATTAGCACTCTACCCGTGGCTGTCTGAGCGGGCCCGTGGTTGGGAGCAGTACCGGTTTGAACGTTTATCTTACGATTACGTTCCCTCCGATGCTGTGACCACCACCCCCGGCTCAGTCTACCTCGCGGCGGACTATGATCCAAGTGACCCAGCTCCGTCAACCCTTTCCGATATGTCTACGTATGAAACGCAGGCAAACGGTCGAGTCTATGACAGAGTTTCGCTCAGCTTCTCTCAAAAAGAGATGTATCGTGCGGGAAATGGGAAGAAGATCAGGTGCGGGCCTGTCGCTGGAGATTTAACTCTCTACGACTCTGGCTCCCTGTCTTTGGCAACGGTTGGCTGCTCCGGAGCAATCCCTTTGGGATTTCTCTGGGTGAGTTACCGAATCCGCCTCTTCTCAGTTCAAAAGTCTTCGATCCAAAGTTCGGAGACTGTCTCGTACTACGACCTCTCGGCAAATGAGACTTTCGTCACTGGTGTGGCGAAGGCCATTGCCTTTGATGATGCTGTGGTCAACGGTCTGGAACTTCCTGCACCAGCTCTCGGCGTCTTCACCATTCCTTGCGGAGTGTTTCTCGTCAATGCTCAAGCAACATTTCAGGATACCCTGAATGAAGCTTTTGACTGTGACTTGATCCCCTACGTGGATGGCGTTGCCGCTGGATATGGGCGAGCGTCTACAAAGACGCTCACTTATGCGGGAGGTGAGACCTCGGTTTCGACTGTGTTCGTCTTCTCTTCAAATGGTTCTACCACTCTCTCGCTTTTCGCGCTGCTAACTGGAGCCGCCGGTGTTCTCACCGCACGGGCCAATGCATGCGCAATTGCGATCCAAGTGATTTCCTAAACTGAAGAAGACACAATGTTGTTAAATAGACATCGCAAGTTCCACCCGGAGGGGGAACTCGCTCACTCACACCAGAACATTGGCTCTCTGAAAAAGATAACCAAAGGGTTCGTCCCGGCTAGAATGCTGGTGATGGGTAGATGTCGCCTACGAAAATCCTCATTGTGCAAAACAATCAGAACTCACGCGATTGTCTTTGGGAAGTTCACCTGAACAGGGTAACGTCTCAAAGGGGGGTCTGTCAATGGAAATGTAGCAACTGAACAC